AGGACGATGCTCGCAAGTATTTCGACATCGAAGCGTTCCTTCAGTTCAAGTCGACGGTGCTGCGCGCGGCGCCGACCGGCGGCAACTCCGCCACGGCGATCACGCTCGACACCAACGGCACCTGCTCGACCACCAACAACCTCGCGTTGGGTACCGGGCATGTGAAGGCGCTGGGCGACACGATGAAGGAGCGGAACATCCCGCCCTACGTGATGGACGACTACCTGTCCATCTCGCATCCGTCGACCTATCGCGGCTTCAAGAACTCGCTGGAGACCCTGCACCAGTACACCGAGACCGGTCTGGCGCATATCTTCAACGGTGAGATCGGCCGTTACGAGTCCTTCCGCTTCATCGAGCAGACCTTCATCCCGAAGGGCGGTGCGGCGGACTCCACCACCTACGATCCGTGGTCCGGCACCGCGGATGCGTGGAACAACGGTCTGTCCTCCTGGGCGTTCTTCATGGGCGCCGACACCGTCACGGAGGCGATCTGCATTCCCGAGGAAATCCGCGCGAAGATCCCGGGCGACTACGGCCGCTCGAAGGGCATCGCCTGGTACTACCTCGGCGGCTTTGGCCTCGTGCATCCCGATGCGACCAACGCGCGCGTCGTGATGTGGGACTCGGCGGCGTAACGGCTTCTTAGCCACGCCGCCGTTTCAACCCTCTGACAGAAAGGAACAGAGACCATGCCCACCTATGACAACCCGAAGAAGGAAACCTATGTGTTTCCGTCTTCGGCCTTCGGCGCGACCACGGAATCGCGCAAACTTCTCGGCCCCAAGGGCAAGAAGGGCCTCGTCCGTGACATCCGGACCTACCTGACCGCCGACTGCGTCGGCACCACGACGGTCCCGGAGATCAACGTCGGCTCGGCGGCCTCAACCGCTGGCGGCACGCTCTACACCGAGTATGCCCGCCATCGTCTCGGCACTTCCGCCACCGCCGGCAACACTGCCGCCGGCACCCCGTACCGCGCGCGCGCGCTGTGCGAGGCCGGCGCCAACAACCCGGGTGGTGCGGCGCCGACGCTGTCGGACTTCTCCAACCACATCAAGCTGGAGACCGACTTCATCCCGGCCGACACGGCGTTCTTCATCACCCGCGTCGCGGGCGTTGGCGGCACGCCGGCCGGCACCGGCATCACCGAAGTCGAGATCGACTGGTACTGATCGCCAGCACAAGCACACCGAAGGGCGGGAGCGATCCCGCCCTTTTTCGTGGCTCCAACAATGGAGGTGGGCGATGCCCCCTTTCCAACCCTTCGGCGGCATCTATCCGGATGCCTGTCGCAATGAGCCCGTGAAGCTGAAGGCGGTCAACCCGCTGCCGGACAATGCGATGAGCAATGACACCGGCAACGCTGGCCTCGACGGCTACACGGTACTTTCGCGCGCTTCCCGCCACACCGGGCAGCGTCCCTTGGCCGGGACCGAGTCGGACTATGCGCCGCTCGGCCCCAATCTCGCAGAGGAAATCTGAACATGGCTTCTGGCTCCAAAGAGCGCAGCGTCTTCACCGGCAACCCGATGGGTGGCTCGCCGGGCAGCTCCGACATGGTCACCACCAAAAGCGGCGGCAACGTCGGCGGCGGCGGCAAGATCAAGTCGGCCTATCCGCAGGACAACGTCCACGGCCTCGACCTGCCCGACACCAAGGGCGGCAAGATGGGCGGCTCCCCCACCAACCTCTCGCACTCGCTGAGCGGCGCCTCCGCCGTGCAGCGCCAGACGGGCAAGGTCAAGAACGGGATCTGAACCATGGAAAAGCCGCAACAGGAAACCAAAGCAATCGTCCGCCTGGACAAGTCGCGCGACTATGCGACCGTCCATGGCGATCGCCGCCCCGGCGACCCGCACCATGAGGTGCACTTCTATCAGTTCGGCCTGCCGTTCAACGCCCATGGCGAATTGATCGCAGACCATCCTGAGATCGGAGCCGATCCCCGCAAGCAAGCCGCGGTGGAAAAGCTCATGAAGCGCGCCGTCAAGGTCAAGCAGGAGGCACCCGGAGACGAGGTGGACAAACTCCTCGGCAACGGCGGCGGCGATGACGATGACGACGACACTCCCGTCCTCAACCTCGAAATGTGGGCTCGCGGCGAACAGAAATGGCCGTGGCAGCAGGTCTCCGACGCGATCGCCGCGCGCTTTGCCAAGCGCGTGACGGACAAGAAGGGCGCCGTCGAGGTTTTGATCGAGGAGCGCGTCGTCAATGCTGGCCAGCTCTCCAACGAGCTGCGCAAGCTGGTTGCCTAAACCACCATGGCGATGTCCTACACCACGCTGGTCGCCCCGAAAGGGACGGCCGGCTCCCTCCTGAATTGGATCGGCTACACCAAGGTCGACGTCGCCACCGTGCTCGACGAGGCCCAGGCGCTGCTCTACCAGATCCTGCGCGTGCGCGAGATGCGCACCGAATACACCTTCAGCATGGCGGTCGGACAGGCGAGCATCGCTCTGCCCGCACGCTTCCTCGACCCTATCGGCAAGGTCTACGACACCACCAATGTCACCGACTACGATCAGGTGCTGCAGACCAGCCTGATGCAGGCGCGCTCCTACGACACCTCGCCGTCCGGCACCTTTGGTACCAACCCCTTCACCACCACCGCGGGCTCGGCGCTGGTGAGCTGTCAAATGGTCGCGCACGGCCTGACGCAGGATTCGGTGCTGATCGTCGGCAATGGCCCGACCGTCAACGGCATCGCCATGACCGGCGGCTTCCCGGTCACCTCGATCACCGATGCCAACAATTTCGTGGTCGACACGCAGGGCGATGGCGCCAGCGGCTCGGGCGCCGGCGGCGGTACCGGCGTGACGTGGACGGCCAACAAGCTGATCGATGGCTCGCCGTCGTGCTGGGGTGTGTGGGACGAGCAGATCAAGTTCGACACCGCGTTCGACCAGGCGGCGGTGTGCAAGCTGCCGTACTTCCGCCAGCCCTTGCTGCTGTCGGCCAGCAACCAGAGCAATTTCCTGACCAATCGTTATCCGAACCTGCTGCGCGTCGCCTGCCTCGCCGCGGCCGCGCAGTTCATGAAGGACGACGAGGAGTTCAACAAGAACGTGCAGGTGCTCACCAATCTCGCCAAATCGATCGCCTCCGCCGATGACCTCTCCTATCGCGGCGCAACCTTCGGAACGGACACTCCCTAATGGTCGCAGATACCTATTCGTCACGGGTCGGGCTCATCAAGCAGAGCACCGGCAACAACAACAACTCGTGGGGCGACACCTTCAATTCGTCGTTCGCCGATCTGCTCGACCGCGCGCTGTGGGGTATCGACAGCCATGCCGTGACCGGCGGCACGCTCGATCTTTCCACCGGCACGCTGCCGCCGTCCGGCCCGTCGCCGGTTGCCGGTGCGACCCAAGTGTTCACCGGCACGCTGACATCGACCGAGACCGTCACGTTCCCCTCGATCGCCGGCAAGTGGACCATCTTCAACAACACGTCCGGCGCCTTCTCGCTGCTGCTCAAGACCAGCGGCATGGCCACCCCGATCCAGATTCCGCAAGGCAAGTTTGTCGACGTCATCTGCGATGGCACGACGCTCTACCGGCAGGATCGTGACGTTGTCGGACGAGCTTACTTCTCGGCCGGTGGCACCACTCAGATCGGCGGCCTGGAGATGAACGGCGCCTCGCTGCTGCGGGCAGATTATCCGGATCTGTTTACGCAGATCGGGACGCTCTATGGCGCTCCTGACGGGACGCATTTCAGCCTGCCGAACCTCTACGATACCGGGCGCTTCATTCGCTCGCGCAGCGCTTCAGTCACCTATGGCACCTCGCAGTCCAATCAGAACGCCGCGCACACCCACACCATCACCGGCGCACCTGGCGCTGGAAGCTATGTGACGGACAGTCAGGGGGCGCACAGCCACACGGCAAACGTCACCGATCCGGGCCACTATCACGTTTATGCCATCAACACAAACCAGAACAATCTTTGGGGTGGTGGTTCGTTCGGCGGCTATGTCAACCAGACCACGACCAACACCAGCTCATCGACAACCGGAATCAGCGTTTCAATCGTCAGCGCCGGCGCGCATACCCACACCGTCACCGGATCGGGCAGCGTTGGCACGCTCGCGACCGCGTCTTCAGGCGGCACCGAAGCCCGCCCCGAAGCCATCGCCATGATTGCCTGCATCCTGTACTGATGTCGCAGATTCAGGAAGTCCCGATCAAGGCGCCGCCCGGCGTCATCAAGACCGACAGCTTGCGCGCGATCGAGGGGCGCTGGTCGGACACGACCAACATGCGCTTCGTCCATGGGCTGCCGCAGAAGATCGGCGGCTGGGTCAAGGGATACGCCACCCCGACCGACGGCACGCCGCGGACGCAGCACGCCTGGCGCGACCGCTCGTTCAATGCCTATTATGCTGTAAGCACCTACAAGAAGCTCTATGTCTACGATGCGAACGGCGCGCAGAACGACATCACGCCGTATCGATCGCAGGGAACGCTGGGCAACAATCCGTTTTCGGTGACCAACGGCTCCAATCTGGTCACGGTGACGCATGCCACCCATGGCTTGAGCGTCGGCGACCTCATCACGCTGGCAGGCTCAACCGCGGTTGGAGGCATCACGCCGAACGTGACGCAGGTGCCGGTCAACACCGTCATCGATGCCGACCACTACACCTATCTGTTCACCTCGAACGCAACCTCGACCGCGACGGGCGGCGGCGCGGCCGTCACCTACAAATACGAGATCCCAATCGGTGTCGAGCTCGGCGCCTATGGCTATGGCTGGGGTGTCGGTGGCTGGGGTCTCGGCACCTGGGGCACCGCGCGCTCGTCCTCCACCGTCTTCATCGAGCCGCGCGTCTGGTCGATGGATCATTTCGGCACGCTGCTGCTTGCGACCTACAACGGCGGCACGCTGTACCAGTTCGACCCAACGCAGGCGCAGCCGTGGCCGCGCGCGACGCTGGCTTCAAGCGATCCCGGCATGCCGACCAACATGCGCGCCATGTTCGTCACGCCGGAGCGCTTCGTCATGGCGCTGTGCGACGGCATGCAGGTGGCATGGCCGAGTCAGGGCACCATCAACGACTGGACGCCGACGCTGACGAATACGGCGAACATCCGCACCCTGACCGAGGGCACCAAGCTGGTCGCAGGGCGCGTGCTCACCGACTTCGTGTCGCTGGTCTGGACCGACGCCGCGCTCTATCGCTTCCAGTACACCGGCGCCACCTACATCTACGCCTCGTCGATGGTCGGTAAGGATTGCGGCCTGGTCGGGCCGAATGCCTGCATCACCATCTCCGGCGTCGCCTATTGGATGGGCCAGGACAATCTGTGGACCTACAATGGCGTCGTGCAGCCGATGGCCAATGTCGAGGACATTCGCAAGTGGCTGTTCGACCAGATCGACATCAATCTCGGCTATCAGTCGAACGCGATCTACTCGCCGAAGAACAACGAAATCTGGTTCTTCATTACACCGACCGGCCAGACCAACCCGACCACCGGTGTCATTTACTCGATCGATCAGCAGTGCTGGGCGCCATTGTATTTCGGCCGCTCCGGCGGGTCGCACTTCACGCAAGGCGACACCCGGCCCTACATGGGCGACGGTGCCACCAACTACATCTATCAGCACGAGAACGGCCTCGATGCCGATGGTGTCGCGCTGCCCTATTCGATGACGCTGGCGCCATACGGCCTCACCAAGGGCGGTCATTACTCGATCCTGTGCGAGTACATCGTCAACGACTTCAAGGACCAGATCGGCGACGTCACGCAGGTCACCACCGCCTATGACCGCATGGACGCGGCTGCAATCGACAGTTCCACCGACACCATAGCGGCATCCGATGCCGAGCCGATCGATGTGCGCGTGAGCGGGCGTTACATCGGCATTACCATGTCCGGATCGGCGCTCGGATGCTACGTCCGCCTCGGCCTGCCGGTCGCCTTCATCCGCCGCCTGGGAGACCGAAGTTGAGGAAGATCAGTCAGGTCACGCAAAACAAAATCGCGATGCTCTCGCCGGAGTTGCAGGCGATCTTTGACGAGATTTTCCGCGCCTCGAACGAGAACGACACGGTCGACATCGCCAACGCCTTCAACATTCCCGCAACCGGCACCTACACCGCAACGAGAACGCTCAATGTCACAGCCCCAACCCTTGCCAACGTCGTCGCCGTCCTTGCCACCCTTCTCGAAGACCTCCAGCGCGGCGGCACCAACCGCAACACCTGAGATCACGGTCCGCTTTGCCGAGACCGATCACGACGCGGTCGCGATCCATCGCTTCCTGCTCGTGGTGGCCGGTCCGGCGATGCGCTGCCCGGTCAACCCGGTCAAGAGCTTCGAGGAGGTGTGCCGGGTGATCGCCCAGGAGGCGGCCCTGATGGCCATTACCGACGGCTTCCTCGTCGGCACGCTCGGTATCATCAAGCCGACATGGTGGTACGGCGATGGCGACTTCCTCACCGACCGCTGG